CAAACGAAGCTGTCGAGCAAGAGCCACCCGTGTAGGTGCTGTTAGCGCCAGCGTACTGATCCAAACCGCGCAGACCGTCAGCGCCACCCGTCGTTACCGAGGTTCCGGTTCCCGACTGATCGTTGTTCTGGATCATCGAGGTTGCCATTGCCTGCTGGAACTCCATCAACATATCGTCAACAACGTTAGCCTCGAGGCCGTCGATGTCATCAAGTGCTGCGGTACGGATGGGGAACTGCGCGTTCAAGTCCTTAAGGATCACCTGCCAAATGCTTGTGGCTTCAGTCGTGGGTGTGCCGTTGTTCTGAACGGTGTAGCCCCACTGAGCACCTGCATTACCGGTCTTGACGCGGAACTGATAAGCCGAGCCGTCAGTTGCAACGATGCGCGACAGATCCATCAAGGGATTTCCGAGACGCTTTGCAGCGAACACGGGATCGTAAGCGGTGCGGCCACCAACGTCGTAACCCGAAGCCGTAAGAGCCGAGGCTTCCTTGATGTACGCTTCGCACTGATCCACAGATTCAAAGATCTTGACTTCGCGTTCAATGTTGTTACCGGCCTTCATGTACTCCTTAAGAACGTCTTTGAAACGACGATTTGCTTCGCCACGGACAGTCTTGTGAATAGGACGGATGATCGAAGGAGCGGCAACTTTTGCCTCTAATGCGGCAATCTTTGCTTCGGTTTCGGTTTTGAGCGCCTCGACAGCCTCAGCAACTTTTACTTCGACGGCCTGAGCGGTTTCTGCCAATTTGGCAGCGCTAGATGCTTCGATTGCATCCAGTTTTTCAATGACTTTTTCCAACATTTTGAAATCTCCTAACGGGTTGAAATAGCTTTCAGCAACTCGCGGTATTCAAGCGCTTTCAGCAACTCCGCCGCATCAGACTCACTCTGAGTGGCAGTTTGTTGATCGCCTACAGCATCACGCTGTTCCAAAATGGCTTTCAACACACCGGACGCGGCGGTCGCATCCCGGCGAGATAGGCCTGCATCACGCAAAGCCTTCTCAATCGTTCTCGGATTGGGTTTTGAGCCCATCCAATACTCAAGCCTACTGATCTCAGCCTTTGGGTTATTAGGCTGCATCACGATAGAAACCTCGGCTAGGCCACCTTTGACGATCTGAAAGAAAGTGTCGGGATCGTCTGTAGGCTCGCCATTCTCATCCACCATTCTGTACTCATCTGCGTAAGCACCAACAGACACGCCACCAACCATTCTCGGGCTTTCCTTCATGATGGTGTACAGATCGGAGCCAGCCGTGGTGTTTAGGAAGATCTTTCCTGTGCCGGTCATGCCTTCTTCGGTAATGTCGAACTTCGACCATTCGCCGACAGGCATCATGTCGGAAGAGTGCTGGAAGTACATCGGAAGCGGCCTTCCTTCGTCCATCCACATCTCGTGCCACGCCTCAAAAGCCTCGGGCGTGTAAAAGAACCGTCGACCGTCTGCGCCCTCTCTTGCGCCCCACGTCGTAAGAGTGGCTTCGATTTCACCCGTAGGTTCGCCCGTTGCCTCGTCGGCTTTTCGGCCTAATTCGACCTTAGCTTCGTAAAAAAACGTCACGTTTTTCATGCGAACCTCACATAAATCTAAATGAACTGGAACTGCTCTGTAAAATCCTTTGCGCGGAATGCAAAAGCGCATCATCTGAATTTATTGGGGCTAAACCCATTTCTTGTATGACATAAGGAGGCGATTGATACCATTCGTAAATTGATTCAATCGTTCCTTTAGGCCTTTCTTTCGCTCGCTCTAAACACGTTTCAATGCCGGGATCAATCAATATAAATTCGGCATTTTTCCCGCGATATAACGACACGCGCTCTTGTTTTGGGCTTGTATCTATGATGTATGCGTCAAATTTTACGCCTTGCATTACTTTTCGTATAGCGGCATCACGCACAGCAAAAGCCACTTCTCTTATATCGCCTGTTGATTTATGGCTTACAGATGACCCTAAAGCCTTTGCAAGAGCATCAAAATCAACAACTACATCGTCCGGCGCTTTTACTTTTTTAATATAGGTAGACTTGCCGGAGCAAGAAGCCCCAATAACTACCCTAATTTTTCCCATATCTTTTCTTTTGTTTGTTGCATTCCATCTACTAACTTAGGCTTTGGCTTCCTCTTATCTGCCGCCGCCTTGAGTTTCTCTAACAGTTCCTTAAGCATTTCCGGCTCTGCCTGTTTTACCCACCACTTTAAGGTTTCCACCACCGCCAGTGTCTTGCGGAGAGCTACCGGGAATAGCGCTATCGCCACCAGCGGCAAGCAACAGATCATCAGCACCATCGAGAGAGTTAAGTCCCAGATATTCGCGGGCCTCATTCTGCGTAAGAATCCCATTCTTGACTCCTGCAACGACATAGTTCATTTGATCCAGCGGAGCGCCCTTCAGGAAGTCTTGTGTCTGAAACTGAACGTGTAAATTTGGATAGCCTTTTAGCAGCGACAATTTTAACCGCTGCTCAACGTTCGTAATGAACGGCATCATCGTTGACTTGTAGAACTCGTCCAGCATCGTTTGGGTGTTGTTGTACTTTGACTCACCGACTCCGATCATCGCGGGAGGTACACCAAACAATCCACAGATACGCGTCATCGTTTGTTTCTTAAGCTCTCTAGCATCCACATCCTGCAACGTGAGAGGCTTGATGGCTTCGTAGGTCATGCCCTGATCCAACAGCATAGACTGCCCCGGCTTGCTCTGATCCGAGGGCTGGCTGTTAAGCATGTTGGTCCACGCTTCTTTTAACCTGCTGGCAATCTCTTTGAACTTTGAATCGGGGATAACTTGCTCAGTACGGAATAAACCAGAAGGCTTCGCACCGTTCAACATAATGAAGTTGGAGTAAAGATCAATGTCCTGATCTAAGGAGACCAACTCGACAGCTTGCAAGCGGTTAAACGAACTGGAGCCTTGCCACGGCTCGCTCTTCGTGTGCATCACCTGAAAGTACTTAAGTGGCTCGTCTTTATTAAAGCCGTATGACGAACTTGTAAGCGTGTAGAAGGGATAACGCGTCTCTGAGATCCTCGGCACGATTAGCGTCGAGTCTAAGACGTACATCTCGAGCGGAATCTGCGTCGGTTCCTGTGCGTCTTTCCTCCAGAGTAATACGAAAGTCTCACCGGCAAGCTCATGCCACATCGTGAACTGATACCAAAACTCGTATTGACTCTGGAAGTTATTAGGATTGGAAAGAAGGTTTAGAACGCTTGCAGCTCGGCTCTTTTCACGCTCAGGGACGCTCGGATCGGTCTGTGTGTCTACAAACGTGCCGTCAGGCTGCCTCGACATGATCTTGACGGGCAGTTGAGCAAGAGAACGTGCTTTTGCCCCTACGCAAGCCATTACAGTCGAGTTTCTAGCAAGTGTCGTTATATCGACAGTTCGCCCTGCTTCGTTAACCGCAGAGGTCGTAACGTAGAGTAATTGGTTAGAACCGTAGCCCTGCCCCTTACCGCGGAGCATGACGTTGTTTCCGAGGACAGTATTTCCAAATAAGGAGTTACTTTCGGCCTTTGTTTTACGCTTGAATACGTCGAATAAGCCCATTTTTATCCTCAAAAGACTCTGAATCCGTACGATTCAGACGGCATCGGATTGTCTAGACTACAGTGCATCGCAATGATTAAGGCAATAATCCCGTCAACCTTAGCGTGACGATCCACACCGGCTTTCTTGACTTTGATATTGCCTTGAACGTCTGTAAACACTTCGCAATTGCCCAGTTGATGTCCTAAGAATGGGTTTCCGTCGTGTCTAATTTTGTGGCTTAGAATGAGTCGCTCGACATGCTTAGACGGGTTGGAAAGCACCGCCATTCCTTGACCGACTTTCTTAACTGGCATTCCGACTTCATAAAGCCTTGCTACTAAAGCCGCAGCATTATATGCGTCGTAGCCTACTTCTTTTATGTCGTATTTCTGGCTTTGCCCAATAATATACGCCGAAATCTCTCTATCGTCCATCACGTTACCTTCGGTGATGTGCAAGATCCCCGAATTGATCGCTTGTCTAAAGATGTCTTGATAGTGAGTGGGTAGTAATTCGAAGCCATCTTCGGGGAGAAAGAACTTCCACTCGGCTTCGTAATCGTCCTCGGCAAATCGTTTTAATGTGCAGACCGCGTTTAGATCTCGTGTTGCTGCTAGGTCAAAACCGATAAATACCGCTTCGGGTTCTCTTTCTGTCAGCCCTACGGATTCATCCCAATGTGTCCTATCGACCCACGCCGTCTCGGCCGAGACATAAACGTTAAGCGTTTTGCAGAGAAACTCGTTGAGTGCAGCGGGCTTAATCTTCGCCTCTTCGCATCGAGCAACAATTGCATCGTGCGAGACCGAGATATTGTGCATCGGGTTAGCTTTAGCCCATACCTTTTCGTCTCTCCAATCGTCTCCAGCATCCAGCGAGTAAAGAAGGCCAAACCATCGAGGGTTATCTGGAACATCTTGATGGAGGATGTGCTCCATCACCTGAAAGTCCTCGAAGAACTTTGTGTCTCTCGTAAAGCTCGCAGTGGTTATGTATAGCCGAAGAGGATTAAGTCGAGATACCATCCCCGAATGCAAGACCTCAATCGCATTCCTGTCTACGATCTGACTCGCCTCGTCAATAATCGCGCAAGAAGGGTTGAGCCCGTCTCCAGTCTTTTTAGTGTCTCTGGAGAGAGCTTTCATCATGCTCTGGCTGTCGCCGTTCTTCACAATCGTGAACTTGCCGAGAATAAAGAGCCTCGAGATCTCCTGCGGCAACGTTTCGACGAAGCCCTTAGCGGTAGTAAAAACAATTGATGCCTGATCGCGGTTTGTAGCGAGCGTGTAAACCTCTGCGCCAGCTTCGCCAAAGGCTAGCTCATAAAGTGCGATAAGAGCCGTCAGCGTCGATTTGCCAGCCTTGCGCGGGATGTAAACAATCACATCCTGCACCATCCGTTTACGCCGGTCTTTCTTGTGCCTAAAGCCATAGATCGCGCAAGCAATAAGGATCTGGAAAGGCTCAAGGCTTACAGGATAGCCAGCCCACTGTCCCTTTACATGCCTGCATAGACCCGCAAATTGTAGAAAGTGATTAACCGGGCTCGGATCAAAGACCCATTCCCATTCTTTGTTTTCTATGTGATTAAGAAACCGCTGGCAGGCTAGGCGAACATTCCGACAAGCGTCGATCTCGCCTTTTACGATGCCGACAGCATAAGCAATACCATCTTCTATTCTCATGTGCCGAACTTAGGCCCCGCAAGGAATTCGCCCATCTTAGAGCCGTCCTCAAGTTTGTTTGCCGCCAATCGAGATCGCGGAGTAAGCCCCATTTCGTTCATCAGCTTGATGGAGTTCTCCATCGCTTTGTTTGCCAGACTAATGTAAGGATTCGGAGCGTGAGTCTTGCCGCCGTTAGTCTTAACCACTAAAGGATGCTTTGCCTGCTCTTTCCTTGCGTCGATGTAGAGCTGGAGCTGGTCGGCAAGCATCATCAGCGTGTGCCTGTCCTGATCCGAGCCAATACCGTAGACATCAAATAGATAGTCGGCGGTCTCTTTTACAAACCTCTCGCGGTTAAATAAAGCCGGGTTGTCTGCCCACTCGGCAAACGGAACTCTGATCTTTACCTTCTCCGGCAATGGGATGCCCGTGTTCTCTCCCTTTGTGCCGTGTACTAAGTGAACTTCAGGTGGATATTTCCGCTGCATTTTCTAGCCTCGCTTTCTGTCCGGTGAATTCTTCCCATCGCTTGACGATGACATCGCAGTATTTTGGATCTAGTTCCATCATTCGACAAGACCGACCTGTTTTCTCGCAACCAATCATCGTGCTTCCACTGCCACCAAAAAGATCTAAAACGACTTTAGCATCATGATTGGAAATTGCTTTTTCAGATAACTCAACAGGCTTTTGCGTTGGGTGAAAACTATTTTTCCCGTCTTTCTTTAATTCCCAAAGCGTATTCTCTGTTGATGCCCCGCACCATCTTAATGTCGATCCCTTTGGCTTCCAATACAAACAAGGTTCGTGACGTTGTTTATATTGAGCATTCATTGCTGCGTACGTTGCATTGGTTTTATGCCAAATAATCAATGCGTGAATTTCTCCTAATGCCTCTACGGATTGATAAAGTTTAAGCGGTTTAGTATCCGCAAACCATGTATAACAAGGTCCATCGCAAAAAGATGCAATTACAGGAATAACGTCTGCGTAAATTTGATCGGAATTATCGTTTACTAATTTTTCACGCTTTCGAGTGATATTGACATTGCCGCTATGAAAATGTCCGCCTTCGTAATTAACCCCATAAGGCGGATCTGTAAACACCATATCTGCCTTTTGTCCCTGCATTAACTTATCAACTGCATCCACGTTCGTACTATCGCCGCACATCAATCGGTGCTTGCCTAGTATCCAGATGTCTCCGAGCTTTGTAATAGGCTCCGGTGGAGGCTCAGGAACAGCATCCTCGTCGGTCAATCCTTCGTTTACAACCTCCGGCTTAAGTGCGCTTATTTCCTCTTCACCAAAGCCTGTAAGACTTAAGTCTAATCCCTCAAGCTCCAACTCCTCAAGCTCCAGACTGAGAAGCTCCGTATCCCATCCGGCATTCAAGGCTAATTTGTTGTCAGCAATGATGAGAGCCTTCTTTTGAATCTCGGTCAGGTGCGACAGTTCTATTGCCGGGATTTCCTCAAGGCCTAACCGCATCGCGGCCTTTAGCCTGCCGTGGCCAGCAATGATTCCTTTCTCGCCGTCAATCAGGATCGGGTTAGTCCAGCCAAACTCTTTTATCGACGCAGCGATCTGCGCGACCTGCTCGTCTGAGTGCGTTCGGGAGTTCCTTGCGTAAGGGGTGAGATCCCCCACGCGAGTCATGACGACTGAGGGAATTCCCTGTTTTTTTGTCCTACCCATCTTGTTTTATCCCTTTGCAGAAAGTTGAG